TCGATCATGTGTTTACACGGTATTTCGAAAAAGAATATGAAATACGTATATTTTCATACTATTTATTTGATGAGTGGATTGATTTTGTCTATATATGTATCTATAGATACGTATGTCATGTACTATTCGGCCTGTATTTTATTAAATGTAATAACAATCGAACAGTATAGTTAATATTTTATTCACCGAGAGTGAAACTATACGTTCTTTTGAGCTTTGTAAAGAACCACATTCTTTATTAACCTAAGTTATTTTATTTTTCATTAAAAACTAAAATGTCGCAATATTTTTTACCTACTGTTATACAGACGAATTTTAGTGATACTAAAAATGTACTCACTAAAAAACATCAATCAAATGTTCAAAGTTACGAAGATTGTTTACGCATATCTAAAAATATAAAAAATTGTAAAAAGACTCCAGATGAAATGGCGGATATAATAGATAAGATGAGAAAGAAGAAACTAGAGTGTCAGAAAACGCGACCTATACAGGTTTTACAAAGTCCTCCAGAAGAAAGAGTAAACACAGAAAATAAAAAAATGTGTAAAGCAGTTACGTTATCCGGAAAAAGTTGTACTTTTAAAGCAGTCTGTGGAAACTACTGTAAAAAACACAAAATAGATGACCAGGTGCTGGGAATAAAACCAAAAATAAATGTTTCCTTATTATAAAAAAATGTTAGATCAGGAAACGCTTAGACCTGTTATAATAGCCATGACTCTTTATCTTGTAATTTCAAATGTCGTACCAGAACTTCTTAAGAAACCAACGAACGTTAAATTTGTTGATGATATTGTCGCCATGCTTATTGCCCAAAGAGGTTCACTCATGTCAGGCGCTATCCTGACTGGTGTCATTACCTTCCTCACCAATTACATTAGCGATGAATTCTTGTAATACGTTTTCTTTACACGTTAACATGCGCGTACGTGGGTGATCCATATACCTTAATTTTTTGGTATATGCATCTTCCATAAACTCTCGTAATTGGTTTTCGTCGGGTTTCCCCCATCGCATACCCGCTTTGAATAAAAAATCGTCTTTTGGTATTTCTTGTAAACCGCATTTTATAGTATACGGTGTTTTGACATATTCAGGAGCACCCCCATAATCAGTTATAATAACGGGTTTGTTTCGTAAAGCCGCTTCGACTGCTCCCATGCCTACACCTTCGGAACTTGAAAAACTTACATAACAGTCCCCCATTTCGTGTATCTTTTCCATTTCTTCATCTGATATGAGACCGTTTATAAACGTAACATTAGGTATTCGCGCTTCGACGGGTTGTTTACACGTTGCTTTTACCAATAAACGTGAATCTGGTTTATTCATACGTAAGAACGTTTCTATGATTTTATTAAAGTTTTTACGTGGATCGTATATGTTACCTATATGGTAAAATGTATACGGTCTCTTATCGGGTATATGCGCGTGTATGACATAAAATTTAGTATCAGGAAACTGACGTTTAAATACACGACGACAAAATTCACTCGGTACGGCAATTTTATCGAAAAGTTTAAAAAGTTTACCGTAATCTTCGTGTACAGTTTCTGTTTCACACACGGTCATACACGTCACGTTCTTGATTTTTCTTTTTATTTCGGGTATCTTATCTAACCAATACTGTATAGGCAAGGCAAATATAAACGCTTTTTCGCATTCTGGTATTTCATTTTGAATTTCTATATATTTGCTTCTTGGGAAAATGTCCATATATTTTTTACAGTGTTGGCCTATACCACTCAGGGGAGTTGGACCAATGAATAACATTTGATATAAAGATTATCTTTCTTTTATATATATTACACTATGCCATTTAGACCAAAAGATCAACCACCACAGTATGCACCAACCCGAAAAGTTAAAGTCTCGGTCCCAGAACCAGCCCCAGAACCAGTCTCGGTACCAGAACCAGTCTCGGTACCAGAACCAGTCTCGGTACCAGAACCAGTTCCAGAACCAGCCCCAGAACCAGTCCCAGAACCAGCCCCAGAACCACCAAAAAAGAAGACCGTTAAACGTGTCGTTAAAAAGAAGGTTGAGGAACCGGCGGCTTAAATTTATTTTTAACAAAAACAAAACCACTGGTTATTAATACTATGAATAGTACTAAGTAACGAAATGGATATTTTTTCTTTTTCTCTTTTTCCATTTTTTCGATATCCTCCTTATCGGGAAGTTTCTTAACGTTTACGTTAAGTTCATCTATCTTGCCTATAAGTTTACGTAAAGCTTCTAATATTTGAAGTTCGCGATCCGTTGGTTTTTCTTTAACGTCTATGGTTGTTATTTCAAGAACCATGTACCAATTCGCATCCGGTTGGAGTGTTTTATAATCACCGTCGCCTTGTGATTCGTATATTTTAAAATTAAGTTTTTGTATCGATATGGGATTAAAAAAATTTGTTTGACGCTGGAACGCTCTCCATTGTTTATCACGCATGATAAAATCATTGCTTCCAGTGAAACTTCGTTCCAACGGTACGCGTGCTAAAATCTGTCCGTTACGTTCATTCAGTATCTGTCCGCGTTTTGGGATATCAGGACAGACTATATCTATATACTTTGCGACGTTTGTATTGCCTAGATCGTTCTCACCGATTTGTGTGATATAAAAATCAACTGGTTTTATACCAATCACTTCTGATATTTCCTCTATGTGTAGATTGGATTCGAGCGATAAATCGATCGTGAACGTGTTGTTTGTACCATTAACAAATTCGGAATCCACAATTATGTATTGTACCTTTTTTGGTAAGTCCTGGAGCGACACCATCTTGTATGTGTAATATAAAAAAATAATGGTTAAAAATAGCTATGTTTAGTTTTTATTCGAGTGTGTGTAATTTATTAACACTGAAACCAAAAATATATTCTAAAAATGAAATGCCTCCATCTGTTAGATTATGTGATTATGATTATGTTATTGCTAAGAACGAATCAAATGAAACTATAGTTTTAGAAGTTAAAAAACAACCTAAGTTATACAATACATGGAAAAATAATAAAAAATGAAATGGAAGACTATATCGCCTTACACACGTACGATTACATTCTCGCCTTTTGTCAAGCGACAAACAATCTCCCGGGAGATATACAGAGGATCATATGGGAAAAAGTTAATAAATACGACGCGCATTCTCTCGAGTGCCCGGGATCACCCAAAAAACGAAAATACGGTATGGGAGGAAAAACTGAAAAACTCGATAAACTTATTCGGCGATGGCGAGAACTGTACGGAACTCCATGAATACGCGTATAGTGAGTTTTGTTTTACGGATACGCATGATATTGTAAAATACGCAAACGAATTAAATCGTTCTAAATATAGGGAGGTACAAAATTATAAAAGGGAACTCATGTATAACAAAATGTACGGTATTTTATGGGAATTATCACCGGTACCTAAAGACGATTTTGTACACGAGGATAAAATCGTCGAGTTACAAGTTCGTTTATATGAATCTATAGAACGATGTGAAGCGTTCGAAAAGAAAGAACAAAAGTTTAAAGAAGATATACTAGATAAAATGTAATGACATGTATAAAATATAATTTAATAAATCCTAATCGTAAAACAACGCACCATTTTTGTCGCTTAAAAAAAAGTAAAAGTATTTCTGAATACGAAACTATAAAAAATCGTTTGAAATATAACACTTTACAATTTGGAAGTGTATATATAGGATATAATTTTATAGGTCATGAGCCTATAGATGGTTTATCTGCTACACTTGGTGTATTATCTTCATACGGTTATGTAACTTTACTCTCGAACTATGTTGATACGATAGAGTTGGGGAGTATTTTTCCTAAACAATTTTTACCACCTATATTTGTAGCTGCTTTTGAATCCGCGTGGAATTCAAACCCAGAAGCTCCGTTTTATTTTAATTGTAGCGTATCGTTATTTGGTTTTTTTGTGTATAAGCTTGCACTTTTGACTTTATCGTATAACATTGTTAAAAACGACCTAAGTGATGAAGAAATTATAGATAATATAAAACAAAAATGAAAGCGTCTCTTCTTTACGAACTTACTAAGCAAACTGTTACTCTCGATAGAGTTAAACCCCTCGATGGTGTTTTTTCGAGTTTTGGAAAATGTAATACGGCTGTGTATGGTATTAAACCCAGACACGGGTTTCCAGAAAATTGTAACCCAAAGAAACTTGAGTATATTTCATACATGGGTGTGAGTACCTTTAACGATAGAATTCACCTAATTGATTTTTTGTATGAGGAAAAGTACGAAGACGATCATCGTATTGGTATTCTTGAACCTGGTTTGAAAATGCTTTCTGACGAGTTAAAAACAAAGATCGTACCGCGCCACATTCCTAATGAATGGGTTGACTTTTGGAAAAACTACTTTAAATACGAGTTTAACGATCGCGAAACGATTAAATGTTTTGTTGAAGAACTTAACATTCAAGGGTGTGTTGATTGGACAGAACTTTATAACGCGTTACCTGATGATATAGACTTAAACAATAGCAACTAATGTGTAATATAATACGATGCTTACTCACGAACTTCTCAAAAACTGTACTTCAATCATTGAACTTTCCGACGTTAATGAACTCTGTTCAGAAATGGTGGGTAAATCGTGTAAAGTATATGGTTTACGCGCCGATTTTGGGTACCCTGAACACCTCATCCCAAGTAGTACTCGTAAATTTATCGCGTACTTAGCCATTTCTAATAAAAAATTGGACACGTCGTACGGTCAAGCACAATTTATCGATTTTTGTTACGAACCAACTTTACCCGGATTAAAAACTCCGATTGGTGTTTTGAATTATTTTTTAGATATTTATGCGGAGGACGAGAAAAACATACTCAAAGAGTGTAAATACAAAGAGGGTGAAGAATTTGTAGTCGAACTTTTCCCGAATAAAATTACTAAGAAGAACCTTGATTTTTGGAAATCATACCTCGATGAAGAATACGACGTAAACGATAAAATTTCTTACGAAGATTTTATGGATGACTATGAAATCACGAATAGGGTAAACTGGGAAACTTTATACGATAACTTACCGGATAATATCGATGACTTGGATAACGAGAGTGAATACGAAACTGAACCTGAATCTGAACTCGAAGAAGGTGAAATTAAAACCTAAGTTGTAATAAAAAATAAAATAAATATACTTTATTAAAAATGGAATACCTTACCAATTTAATGCAATTAGTAGATCTCAATTCTAAGATAATTTCTGAAGGTGATTATCTTAAAATGTGTGATTCATTAAAAAAAATACACGATCATATTAAGTATGACGATTCTGAAAGTGAAGATGAATTTGTAGTTCGGCGAGTTGATATACCCATTCCTTTTACTACTACACCACGTCTTCCACCATTAGAAGATGATTTAGAAGAAGATGATGTTACGGTATATGATACAGTACCACCATCAACACATTCGAGACGAGGAGATTTTATCCACTTGGATTTACCTCCTGTATTAACACCGTCACCAAGTATTCGTGAAATGGAACTCGAAAATGAACTTTATGACGTGAACAGAAGAATACACGAAACGGAGAAAAAATATGATGCTCTTAAACATAGAAAAAACATAACGAGCGTTGTTAAAAAGGAAGCCGTGAAACAAATGGCTCGCGATCTTAACGTTAGATTACCGAGGTATACTTTCGGTGCACTTATTGATAAAGGTTTCAATTTAGGTAACGAACGTCATTTCTATAAAGAATATATCAAAGAATATAATGATGATATAGACGAACAAAAATCTGAAATAAATGAAATTTTACTCGAACTCGATCGCGAGAGAAGGTCGATAATAGATGAACTTATAAATTTTTAATTAAATATCATTTTACACCACTTTTCATTAATATTGCCGAAAGGCGAATACTCAAACAATAAATGTATTAACGCGCCTGCTAAAATCAGAACACCCGTACCTTTATATACAAATTTCGTAAGACCCATAACTAAACCTTGTAAAAGAAGACCAATAAATACAGCTTCCATCAGGACAGAGGTAAAAGGACGCATTTTTTATCTTATACTATAACATAATATAAAAAAAATGGATTACCAAGGAATTGGAATGTTGACAGTACTCGCCCTCATTATGGGCATCTTCATTTACGCACTCATGAGTAGATCTAAAGCTTCGAATACGAAACCAGAAATTGAAATGAAAGAAGAATAAATTAATTTAATAATATTATATTGTGATATATAAAATGATACTTTTGATTACTATCATTCTATTTATCATATTTTTGATTTATAGTATAAAACCCAGGAGCGAAGAGTACACGCTCGAGGGTCTCAAACTTTCGTGGAAAAATAAGGCGAGTATTGAAGGTAATGTTACAAAATGGATCGTTATTTTAAAAGACAAATCGGGTACCACAATTCACGAGTACGAAAATAGTGATGCGGGTAACCTCAAAGACTTTACCGATGTGACCATGAACATAGTGGATAAAAAAGAGTTCGATAACAGAATTATAGGCGATAATACACTCGAACTGTACTATAACAAAGTTAGTTCCGATACTAAATTATATACGAAAACTGTCACGTTTACAG